CTACCCACCACCCCGCTCTCGCTTCAAGGGTCTGCCCAGACGCTTGCCTCGCAATTTTTCCACCAGATCGGTCGGCCGCAACTGCGTATAGCGCTGCAACATGTTCAACGTCTTGTGACCGGAGATCAGGGCAACGTGCGGGACGCTCAACCCTTCCTCGAATAGGCGGCTCACCCCCTCGTGCCTGAGGTCGTGCAGACGTAGGTCCTTGATAAGCTGATCTTTACAAGCCTTGTTCCAGGCCCACCGCAGCGCGTGTTGGTCGATCGGGAACACCTTCTCGCCCGTTGACCGCATAGCTTCCAAGATCTCTACGGCGCCTTCCGACAGCGGAACGGTTCGCGGCTCCCCATTCTTTGTCATGCTCAGGAAGATCATGCGCCGGCTCAGGTCCACATTCCGCCATGTGAGCCCCAGAAGCTCGCCTCGTCTGCACGCTGTCTCTATCGCAAGACGCACAAACGACCAGACGAGCGGGTGTTCCTCCTTTAGCGCCTTCTCCAGCTTCTCGTACTCACCGGCCTCCAAGCGCCGAGAGCGGGCCTGAGATGGCTTCGGGAGCGTCACCAGACCGGCCGCGTTCTTGGCCAACTCGAACCCCCACTCGCGTCGAGCAACCTCTAGGCTTCGACGGATGAGGGACAACTCGGACCGTACAGACGAGTTTCCGACCTCCAAGAGCCTCTCGTTGCGATAGTCCGCTATATCCTTCGACGTAATCTTACCAACCTTGATGCCAGCTATGGACCGCTCTGCCAGGCGAGCGATACGGTACGCCTCCTCCGATGCCCCGCGCTTCGTCACCGACACCTCTCGCGCATAGCGCTTCAGAAGGTGACCCAACGTGGCCTTCGTTACATCCCCGCTATAGGCTGGGTCGGCCCTCTTAGCTCCGATGCGCGATGCCCTGACCCTGTCGTGATTTGCTTTCCATGCTTTCGCACGGCCTTCTGAGCCGAACGTCTTCTCGTGCGCTCGCCCGTCGTCCCCGGTGTAGGGGACCACATAACGACCATCGCGTTCTAAAACTCCATCCACCATCGAGCCCTCCAGAGATAAAGCATAGAGTCTCGCGATACAGAATGAGTCGAGTCGTTCCCGTGTTGGTTCGAAATAGCACAGACTCTTATCTTCTGATAAGCCTAATTACCTTTGAGTACAATTGTATCCATGTTGCAATCGGAGCCTATCATCGACATTCTGGTTACTCTTCTCTGAAGATCTCCAATTGATACATATCGCGAGATGCTATATCCAATCGTGTGTTAACCTAATCCCTCATGAGCGGAGCGCACGTCCTGATAATCCCTATCCTCGCATCTTCGTTGGCCCTACAAGCCTGCACCGCCGTGGACGGTGACACCATCCGCTGCTCCGGGGTTCGCTACCGGCTCCTCGCGATCAACGCTGCGGATGACCCCAAGAGCCAATACTGCCGGCGGAAACATCAAGCCTGGTGCAACGGGCCGATGTATCTTGCCGGCCGCGCTGGCATGGCCCGAGCCCTCTCAGGGCCTGTGCGCTTCGAGATCACAGGCTATGATAGGTATCGACGGCCCGTAGGCATCGCTCGGGTCGGGGGAACCTCGCTCAACTGCACGATGCTGGCGAAGGGTCTTGCATCCTACGAGGCCAAGTTCGACCGACAGAGACTCGTTGCTCACGAATGTCGCATCGGGACCACAGAGGCTACCCGGAGGACAAAGGCGACATCAGCGTCCCGAGCAGGAGACCCAAAGTAGGCCTCCTCATGCCTCTACACACTATCCGTAGTAGACTAAGAATGCTCCGGCGAAGCCTACGGTGGCCACGAGGCTCATCAGCACCGGATGCCTCGACTGCATCGCCGAGCCAACGAGGAACAAGAGAAGGACGATAGCCAGAGCCCCGACTGGTATGTGCATCTTGCAACGCCCCCGTGCCTAGCGTTCGTAAGGCATCGACTCTCTTTACCACGATTAGGCCTTTGAGGTCCATGGGTGCCAAGCGGACCAGACGGACTCGAAGTTGGTATCGTTCTGTATAGATGCCGTCGATGCCAACCGACGTTTGTTGGGTAACAGCGGTTCGATCACCCGCCACTCAAAGTCGGTCAGGTCGTATCGGCTCATGAGGAGCCTGAATCAGAATTTGGTCCGACGCGAAAGAGCTTTTCAAGAGCCAACTGGCACAGTGATCATGCGGCGTGAGTCGTAGGATCGCTAATCACCCAGTCGAGAAAGAAGCTACATGCCTCATCTTCTCTGGAAAACGTACGGCGACCGCTTTTAAGGCCTCGCTCGCTGTAGAACGTCTCCCAGCCCTCAGGGGCCTGTCCCAACACATATGTTTCAGGTTGAGGGTCGCCGTTCAGATTAAACGCATCCGACCGAACGCACGCCTTCGTAAGTCGCTCATGCAGGTCTGCTCTATCCATCGCTCCCTTTTGCATGGCCGACGCCGCTACGCCATCCAATCAATGATAAATTTATGAGTTCACGGCCTAGATCGAGACCATCGCCAACCCATCGACCAACCTGCGACGAACGGTTCATCGCAAATCGAGCTAAAGTGCCCACTATAGATATAGCCCAGACCACCGATGGCTATCGACCCTTATGACCCCCGCAGTCAGACCAAAGATCGTCTCTCTAGTCATCTCCCTGCCTGCCCATCGTCCCCTATGTTACATAAGCTCCCCACGCTCCCTTCGCTTCCTTAAGTCCTCTTAAGTTAGACAGAGAGGATAACATAGAGACATAACCTAAGGCTCCTTAAGCCTCTTAAGCCCCCTAAAGTGTCCTTAGAAACCACAACCTACATCAACGGATTGGTCTCCTCCAACCCGGCCTCTTCAGACCCCATCAGCCAGGCTGACGATCACCTTCGTCTCATCAAGTCCACCATCAAGGCTACTTTCCCGAACATTACTGGTCCTGTTACAGCTACCCAAGACCAGATCAATGCTGCCTTCTCCATCCCCTTTGGTCTCATAGTAGCCTGGTATGGGTCTTCAGGTAGTGTACCCTCCGGCTGGGCCATATGTAACGGTAGCACCGTCTCGAAGTCCGATGGCTCCGGCAGTTTCACCACGCCAGACCTTCGCACCCGAACCATCGTAGGCGCAGGCACCACGCTTGCTCAGGGTGCTACAGGCGGAGCATCTTCGGTCACCCCGACCACGAGTAACTCAGGGTCCCATACTCACTCGATCTCAGGGGGAGCCCATAGCCACTCGGTGACCGTGGGTGGCACCTCGCTCACTATCGCCCAGCTCCCGTCCCATGCCCATGGTAACGGTGTAGGGGACAATGGCACCGTCTTCTTCAACTACGGGTCCAAGGCAGCCTCGCCTCCTTCGGCCCAGAACCCACAGTCCAACAGTGACCCAGGGACCTTCCAGGGTCTTACGGAGGCTATTGGCGGAGGTCAGACGCATACCCATGGCACTACAGTCGGCTCCTCGACTCCTGCGATGACTGCTGCAACGGCCGCTGGTCACACACATACCGTCACCGTCAACACGATGCAGCCGAGCATGGGCCTGCACTGGATTGTGAAAATTTGATTGGCTTGTGAAAAACAAAGAAAACCACGCCCGCTACATGCGGGAATACACGCAGAGACCTGAGAACAGGGCCAAGCGACTCAAATGGTCAGAAAACTACCGCCGAGATCCAAAGAAGTGGGCAAAGCAGCGAATTTGTCAGATCAGGTGTAAGTGTCGCAAGATCGGAATGGAGCTTACCATCACTGAAGACGACCTGGTGCTCCCAGATGTCTGCCCGGTCCTCGGGATACCCTTGGTCATCGGACAGGGCGGAATGCCAAATCCGAATCTAGCTAGTGTCGACCGCCTGGATAACTCGAAAGGGTACACACCAGATAACGTCCGCGTCATCTCTCTGCGGGCTAACCAGCTCAAGCGCGATGCCACTCTAGAGGAGTTGCAGGCAGTGGTCCGCTACATGACCGAAGAACTAGAGACAAAGAAAGCAGCGTAACGATGTCTAACTTCCCCGTAAGAGACATGGGCAGCGCAGGGGTCATCGCTGACGTAAGCCCCTACAACCTCCCGACCAATGTGGTCTCCTCCGGGGTCAACGTCCGCTTCGAGAACGGGAACATCAGCCGCTCTCCGGTCCTGCGCAGGATCTATGAGTTCGGTGATGATGGCATCAAGCCCGCCTACGCCTTCTCGATCCCTGCGGTCGCGAACGGAGGCAACGAGGCCATCGTGGTCGTCCGTTTCGACTACCATGCGATCTACTCGGTCGTAGGGGACACGGTGACCGACCTGACCCCCTCGCCCATCCCCGAGAACTCAGGTCTTGGGTCCTGGACCAACACCTTCCTCGGTAACGTCGCTTACCTGAACAACCGCTCCGACCTTCCCTACATGAAGCGCCCGTCTGACAGCACCTTCCAGACCCTCACGGCCTGGGATGACGAGTGGAGGACAGAGAGCCTGAGGGCCTATAAGGACTTCCTCATCGCCCTCAACGTGACCAAGGGCGCCACCAGTTACCCGACGATGGTGAAATGGTCTGATATAGCAGCTTTCGGAGGCCCTCCGCCTTCTTGGGATGAGACTTCGACCACCAACTCGGCTGGCGAGAACATCATCAACGAGATGCAGACCCCGATCATCGATGGTCTGAGCCTCAGGGACAGTTTCATCATCTACGGGGCCTCGGAGGTCTGGCTGATGAACTACATCGGAGGCAACCTGCTCTTCCAGTTCCGCAAGCTCTTCGATGCCACAGGCATCATCTCGCAGAATTGTGTCACTGAGGTCGAAGGTCTCCATTACGTCTTCGGCTCCAATGACATCTACGTCAACGATGGTGCCTCGAAGAGATCCATCGCTCACGGCCGCGTAAAGGACTTCATCTTCGACAATCTGGTCCGCGACCAGGTGGACAAGGCTTTCGTCGCTCACAACCCCTCGCTCAACGAGATCCTCTTCTGCTACCCTTCCTCCGACGCCCAGTGCTCGTTCACGGACACGACGATCGGATGTAACCGGGCAGCCGTCTACAACTACCGCCGCGACCTATGGTCCTTCGTCGACCTCCCGAACCTTGTGTCTGCCTGCGAAGCGACAGTCTCCGGGGGCCAGACCTACGACAGCCTCGACCCTACGCCCTATACGCAGCTTGGGGGCTCCTACGCCTCTGACGAGGACGACCAGGACGCCCATGTGGTCTTCGTCGGCCAGGTCAACCCCGGCCAGGGGATCAGCGGGAACAGGGTATACGGCTACGATCTCGCTTATGGAGGCCGTCTGAACCGCCCGGTCGAGACGGAGCTTCTGCGTCCTGCGTTCATCGAGCGTGTCGGCATCGACATCGACGAGGAAGGCATCCCGCTCACGGCCTACAAGGTCATCCAGGCCTTCTACCCCCAGATCGGGGTGACAGGGCAAGGCACCGTCGATTTCCAGTTCGGCGCATCAGACATCCTCGGCCAGGAGCCCACCTGGGGTCCAAGGATCACCTACGACCCTTCAGTCGACAATCGCGTCGATAACCGGGAGTCCGGCCGCTACCTCGCCTACCGCATGTACCACCAGGGTACGACTGACTTCGCCTTCTCCGGCCTTGACGCCAAGGTCACCGAGAGAGGCCGCCGCTAACCAACATACAGAGAACCATGTCCCTCAACGTCTTTCGCGCCTATCGCTCGACCCCGGTTGCCTCCTCGACCACCTCGACCAACGTCCAGCTCCTCTCCCGGACGACCCAGGTCCGCATCATGAATACCTCCAGTTCCGTGGCCTGGGTTGCTTTCGGTGACGATAACACCGTCGCTGCGGCAGTGCCTTCGGACAAGACGGCAACGGGCAGCATCCCTGTGGCTCCCGGCGCCACTGAAGTCTTCACGCGCCACGATCCAGTGACCTATTCCTATGCTGCCGTGGTCCTGGAGAGCGGCACCGGCAAGGTCATCTTCACCGAGGGCGAAGGCTTCTAAGAGTGAGCCACCGCTATCGCTACCGGCCTCGCACGGGGCTGGGCGGGACTCCTGCGAGTTCAGGCGTCTCCTTCATTCCGCCATACAATCGCCTCTACACCGCGATTGGCGACAGCCGAACGACGATGTCGGGTTACGACACCAGCTCGGACGGCTCACCAACGGTAGTCTTCTCGTCCGGCGCATCTAATGGCACGGGCCTGCACGACTGGGTGCCCACGATGCTGCAAAACCGCATCCGCATGGGTTCATTCAAGAACTTCGGCATCGGCGGGCAGAACGTCGTTCAGATTGGATCGTACCCTCGCCCTGATCGGGCTAACACGGGATCAATCTCCGGCACGACGATGACGATCACGACCGCCGGGGCAGCAGGCAACAGCGTCGGCATCAAGGTCGGCCAAACGATTACGGGTACTGGAGTGGCGGCGGGTACTACCGTAACGGCTCTAGGCACAGGATCAGGCGGAACAGGGACCTACACAGTCTCCCCTTCGCAGACAGTCGCCGCCGGCACGATCCTCAACAACTGCCGTACAGACAATAGCATCGCTGCCCTGGCGTCGAACCCAGCATCAATCGTCTTCATTGTCGCGGGCACCAATTCAGCCGGCTCCTCCACAGACTTGGCTGCGATGGAGAACATCATCAAGGGGCTGACGGACCCGACGTTCACTTACCCTGGCTACGGAGGCCCGTTGCCCCTTAACGGAGGCAGACCCAAGACGCTGTTCATCTTCAACGAGTTCCGGCGGGGTGTCGACACCTTAGGCAACGCAAACTCCGGCTCTGCGGACCAGACACAGCTTCATAACTACTCAACTGAGATGCTCAAGTTCAGTTATGACAGCGGAGATCCAAAGGCCAATCCTCACGTCGTAGTCATCTCTAGTTTTGACGACCCCACAATCGCCAATCTTTCTTCGGTTCCAGCTTACGATCCCAAGCCTGGGTATTGGGCAGACGGCCTACACCAGGCGCTGCCTGTTACACTCGCTGCGTCGAAAGCGATGGCAGACAAGATCAGCCCCCTACTGCCGGCGACAGTAAACTACAGCAGCTTTCCGCTCGTCTCGACAGCGTCAAGCTACCTAACTACCAACCCGACTTTCTCCGCTACCGGCAGTCCGGCCGCTACCACCAGCGGAGTAAGCGGAATGACGGTCACCGGGACCCTGCCAGACAGCATGAGGCTCTCTGGCTCTAGTTCAGCGACGACTGGACTCACGCTTGCGTTCACCGTCACTCCGTTGGGCGGCGATCTCGGCAACAAGGTCTCGGTTCGAGTCACTGGCACAGCCTCGACGGACTGGTCCTTTAGCCTTCGCATGTTCCTAACGACAGCCGGCCGAGCCTCGATGGACCTCACCAACGATGTCTATCGGGCAAGCGCAAAGGTCAAGTTCGCTTGGACCGCAGGGCAGATTACGCAAGCCCCAAAGGTCACTTGCTATGCCCAAACCTCCTCCTCGGCTGTCTCTGGTAACGCACAGACGGCAGGCAACACAGTGGTGGCGGGGTATAACAATAACGCGAACCAGCCAATGTGGCTCTCGAACAGCTTTGTCGATGGCTCCTCCTACTTCGCAGATTGGGTCGAACTAACGACACCAAACCTCTCCTTGGCGACGACTGGCGCAACAGGGGCTCCGAGCGCAACGTCCGGCGGGTACGTGGACGTTTCCACGGCTGTGAAGGGTGGTGTCGCAACTGACTTCACGATCGAGGTCTCACAGATGGGCATGTTCAAGGTGATCGACTGATCCCCAACGCGCCACTCCCCCAGCCATCAGACGCTCTGACGTATCGAAATGCCCACAAACCCTCTCCAGTACCCCGCGTACTTTCGCTCCATCGCCCCTGCCCTGCCCGATAGTCTCGACCGTTACGTCTACGACGAACTGGACAAGATCTCGGTCGCCATCGAGGGCCTCGTGACGCGGATCGCTGCCCTGGAACAGGCTGTAGAGGACCTCACGCCGTGATCAACTGGACTTCGGACCATCGCCCCAAGGTCCCTGTGGTCAGGTTCGAGGAGTTCACCCTGAGCCTCTCGCAGCCCAACGACGACATGACCGTGATCCACTGCGACATCCACGTCCCCTGGTCTCGGCGAGTGAAGACGCGACTGGCTTATGGCTGGGAGCTTCTCAGGTTCCTGCACGGTGGGCCGATCTACGCGCTCCACACCGAAGACCAGGGCCGCAAGCACGAAAAGTTCCTCAAGATGTACGGCTTCGAGCCCCTGGAACGGTATGTCGACGCGATGAGCGGACTGCCTACGATCCTCTACAAGACAAAGAAAGCGCCTAGCGCATGAGCAACCTATTCGGCGGCAAGACGAAGACCAAGTCCGAGTCCGAGCCCTGGAAGGAACAGCAGCCGTACCTCAAGGACGCTTTCTCTTCCGCCCAGAATATCTACAACTCCCAGAAGGACACCCCCTACTACCAGGGTGACCTATACGCCGGCATAGACCCCCTCACAGCCTCTGCTGTCGATCGCACCGGAAGCTACGCAGGAGGCGCAGGAGCCCAGGCGGCTTCAGGCGTCGCAGGTGTCGGCAGTGATCTCCTCGGGTCCAGCGACGCCTATCGGAACGCTATCGGGGCTTACGGCGCTGCGGCCTCCTCAGACCCGACCAAGGCCAACATCCGGGCCGCAGGGGCCTATGCCAGCAACCCGTACCTCGCGAGCCAGATCGATGCTGCGTCTCGGGATGTCACTCGCAACCTCGGGGAAGTGGCGCTCCCTTCGATCGACCGCGAGGCCGTAGCCAGCGGCAACATCAACTCCTCGCGAGCTGGTGTTGCTGAAGGTATCGCCAGGCGCGGCGCCCAGGATCAGATTGGGGACATCTCGGCCAGCCTCCGAGGCAACGCCTACTCGCAGGGCCTTGGCCTCGCTGAGAGTGCTCGCACGTCCAACCTCTCGGCTCTCGGGAACACTGCCGGTCTCTATGGTGGCGCCGTGAACACCGGCCTGGGGGCTGCGGCCCAGGGCCAGGATATGTCACTCACGAACCTCGATGCCGCAAGCAGGGCCGGTCAGATCCGCCAGAACGATGCACAAGGCCGACTCAATGCCGACTTCCAGCGTTGGCAGGGCCAGGATACCCGCGCTTCAGACCTCCTCGCCAGATACTACGGGATCATTGGTGCGAATAACTGGGGTGGGACTCAGACGACGACGCAATCCAACAACCCAGGACTGATCGCAGGTATCCTTGGCGCCGGCACTGCGGCAGCCGGCATCTACTCCAAGCTCTCAGGATCTCCTCACTAATGCCCGGCCTATACAACCAGTCTCCTGGTGCCCTCTATGACCCTATGACCCTTCGCCAGCGGGAGGACATTCAGTATCAGATGTCCCCTGATGCTCCTGCGGCGACTCCTCTGAACCTGGGGGATGAGGATTGGGAGAGGCCAGACTACCGGCGAGATCCTCTCAAGCCTGTCTCTGGCATCCCAAAGCCTGGCCTGTTCACACGCCTCAACTATACTCCCGGAGGCGCGGATGCCCTGATCGCTCTTGGCGCAGGGCTCCTCTCAGGCAACGGGTTTGCCGATGGTCTCGCAAGAGGCGCCACCGGCTTCTCGAATGCCCTGGAGGAGGGGCGCCAGCGCAACATCCCGAAGACATCGTTCCTTGCCGACGGCGCCTTCATCGTCCAGACGGACCCGCGCACAGGTAAGACCCAGATTGTTCGTAATCCCCAGGTCGCCGATTACTATCGGGACAATAAGCTTGCCGAGTTCCAGGGCAAAGTAAGCCTAGCGGAAGCTCAGGGCAATGCGATTGGGGCACGTCTGGAGAGGTCGCAGGCTTTCACCGCTGGGCAAAACGATCTCGATCGGCAGGACAGGAGAGATGCCCGCGCCGAAGATCGGGATTGGCGCCACCAAGAAGCCGAAGCAACTCGGGACTTCCGCCGTGATCTAGTCAATGCTGCTCGCGCAACCCGCCAAGTACCGCCAGCGGCCATCCGGGGATACACCGAGTTTCTAGACAAATCTGATCAAGCCCGAGAAGGTATTACCTCCGTGGGCAACATCATCGGAATGCTCGACTCTGGCAAACTGCGCCTAGACGGGTTCTCGAACCTTAAGAACTCCGCAGCTTTGGCGACAGGTCTCTGGGCCGACGAGGGGACGCAAAATTACGCCCTCTTTAAGCAAGGCATGACCGAACTTCAGCGTGTCTATCTTCTCGCCAACAAGGGCGTCCAGACCGACCGAGACGCTGATCTTGCCATGCAGAGTTTGTCCACTGGCTCGGGTGATGAAGCGTCCGTCCGCAAAAACCTTCAGGTCGTTATGCGGCGCCTTGAAGTCCTTAGGCAGGGTGCCGACCGCAATGCCGACATCTACAGTCGACAGTACGGGATCGACGGACCAGCTTCCGGCCAACCTTCACGCTCTTCTTCGCCGGCATCTTCAGGAGGCTGGTCAGCCCAGAGGATCAATTAACAAAGAGACACATGCCTCAGTTCCAAGTTCAAAGCCCCGACGGGGCCACCTACTCGGTGAACGCTCCTGAAGGTGCGACCGAGGCAGACGCCATCGCCTATGTTCAGCAAAACTACGGTGGAATGCAGCCGGCCCTAGCCGGAGGAAGACCAGCGGGTCAGGGAGGTGCTCCCACGCCCCCTGCTCACCGCCCCTCAGGTCCTCCGACCTACCCCCGGCTCGATGAGATCCTTCGAAACAAGCTGCCCCAGGCTGTAATCACGAGCACTAAGCGCTCTCCCCAGCACAACGCGGCTGTGGGGGGCGCTCCACACTCCATGCACCTGGGCGGTTACGCAATCGACTTCGTGCCGCCGAAAGGCACCACACTCGAACAGGCCAAGCGGATCTTCGCCGACAGTAACGTCCCGCTGGACGAAGCGCTCGACGAGGGCGACCATTTCCACTTCGGCGCATACTCCGTCCCCAATGACCCTAAGATCACGCAAGTCGCCAAGCAGTTTGGTGTCCCCGAGATCCCGCAGGACTACGTTCCATCTGCCCCGCCGATGCTCCGCCCTCGTCCCAAGCGTGCTCCCGACCCGATGGAGCCTGATGATGTCGGCGCGGCACTGTACGGCATTGGAGACACTGCGACATTCGGCCATCTAGATGAGCTTGGCGCGGTCGTAGATAGCGTGGTGCCGGGTCAAGGTCGCCCGACTGTTTGGGATGGCAAGAGCTTCACAGGCGCATGGTCTGAAAACGTCGCCCGTAACCGTGAGATCCTGCACGGCGCGGCTGACCGACACCCGAAGTCGACCATCGCCGGCCAGATTGGCGGCGGCTTCCTTCCCGGCCTCGGCATCGTCAAAGGTGCCGCTGGCGGGGCTACGGTTGCTGCCAAGCTCGGCCGCGCAGCCCTGGGCGGTGCAGCCTCAGGTGCCCTCTACGGCGAAGGCTCCGCAGATGGTGGACTCGCCGATAAAGCTATTGGCGCCGGCGCTGGCGCGGTGCTTGGAGGAACTCTTGGTGCCGGCGCCACGGGCCTTGGCCTCGTTGCGAAGAAGCCGGCGGAGATAATCCTTCAGAAGGCCCTTCAGAGTGCGCCTGGCCGGGCAGCTCGCACTGCTATCGATAGGCATACCTTCGTTGGCCGAAACGCCAATGATCCGTTGGCCCCGTACATATCCGAGGTCGTGCAGGATCTGGCTGATCTTCCGAACCGTGTGGCGTCGCCGATGTACCCCCAGGGTCGCTCGGTCGTCACCGCGAAGGAGATTAACGCCCTTGGTCGTAGCTACTCGAATGGGATGCTGGAGGAGATCGGTCGCCTTGACGTTCCTGACGCCAGGAAGCTGGTGCTGAAGAAGGCACTGCGCGACTGGCTCACGATCAAGGACAAGGATGTTGCCGATCTCAAGACGGACGCTGCTGGTCAGGCCGTGGCTGGAGCTATCCTCAAGACCAAGGCCCTCTATAAGATGACCCCCGAAGTTACTGCTCCCAGGATGCTCGGCGAGGCTACCGACGTTGTCGCAGGTCTCGCGGGCATGGCAGTTGACGGTGTTTCTGGGGGCATCGTTGGCGGATTTGGCTCTAAGCTCGTTAGGAAGGCCCTACGGAAACCAGCAGATGCGGAAGCCGCTCGCGTCCATTCGGCCGAGAAGCTCATCCGTAGAGCCGGCAAGTATCGAAATCTCGGAGAACGGGTCGGACCCTCAGGAGCAGCGGAAAGCCAAAAGACGCTCGCCGACCTCGCCGCAGACGCTACGACCAGAGCCGAGCGAGCGCAGGCTCTCATGGCGATCGACAAAGCGACCCGCCCCTCAAGTCTTGAGATCAAGGATTTCCGAGCGAACCTCCTGAACGGCACTCCGCATCCGAATGACGACGCGATTGAGAGATCGTCGAAGCTGTCGGATGCCGCCTCACGGTTCCTCGACCGATCGCCGAATAAGATGTTCGACTTCGACATCAAGGTCAGCCAGGATACACCTGAGCAGCTTGCGGCCTTCCGTCAGCAGATTGCCGATAAGACGATCGATCCGAACGACCTTCTTGTTCCTCAGACTGATTCTGCCTTGGCGTCTAAGGCTCAGAGCCGAGCAAGCGCCATCGACAAACTTCAGACGGCGCAACGCCAGTGGGATAAGGCGCTAGGGGAGGACCTAGGGATAGGCACCCGCAGGACATATGCCTACGGCCCGAACCCTGCTCCTGTCGCGGCTCCTCCACCCGATAGGGCTGCCATCCTCCGTAATGCGATCGACAACATCAAGCCCGGCGGAGGGTTCATGGGCCTCATTTACGAGAAGACCGGACTGCTGCCGCGTGAAGCCTCCAAGGCGATCACCCGTATCCAAGCCCAGGGCAAAATCTCGATGGCTCAGAAGAAGGCTGCTTTCCGAGACTCTATGCAGCTTCAGAACGGCAATGTCGGCAACGCCATCATTGATCGCCTCAACAAACTTGCGGATGACGGGGCGTTCGCGCGTGATCCCAACTGGGCTCCTGTGGAGGCGGGTGGTCTCGGTGTGGCGGAACAGCCCTCTGCGTTCATTCGCAACCCGCTGTCTTATGCGGCTACGGCCCGAGGGAACCAGGACCGCGTATCGCAGACCCTAGGGACACTCCATGCTGATGCCAGCATTCCAGACAATGTGAAGCAAGTGATCGGTGACGCAATCACCCGACTTGGCACGACATCCAAAGCCACTGATGCTGACGCAATCGTAAGCGCCGCCCGACAGGCAGTGCCTGAAAGTCTCAAGGATTATACCGCCCGGCTCCTTAGCCCCATCGCTCAACAGATCAAGAACTAACAGCAACCATGTTCACACTCGCGTCCACCGTCTCAGCCCTGAGGCAATGTGAAGCAATCATAACACTTTCAATGCTCGACGAGAATGACCGAAGAGAACTTCTTGAAGCCGTCCTCCAAGGCTTCCCCGACCCCGACTATTCTGCCTACCCCGCCGCTACCGAACGAGCCCGCGATGCCGTCCGACGACTCCTCGCCTCCTGCGGGGACAAGTCGCCGGGCAGGCAGGCCGAAGGGGTCGAAGAGCCGGCCCCAGTGGCTGGTAGATCAGCTTCGGAGAGAGCGGCAAGCGAGGGGACCGGGACGCCCGAAGGGGTCCAGGAACAAACCCAAGACGCTGGCGGCATTCGTCGCCAGAAGCCTGGAGTTCGACGCAAAGCCGCCCCCGCGCCGTAAGCGAACCACTCCTCCACCGAACCCCAAGGGCTCTAGCCCCGAGCAAATGGCCAAGGTCAGGAAGCACTGCACGAAACCTAGTGCGAGGCTTCCTGGCTGCCCGAATGGGTGGACCAACAGACAGTTCATAAGAGCCACAGACGAAGCTCGGCGTGACGCCGAAAGGATTTACAAAATGCTCGAACAAGACGGCCTGGTCCCTGAAGACCAGATGGCCCAGGAGGCGCTTAAAGCCGCGCTCGTTCTCCTGCGCCAGCCAAGCTCCAACAAGGACAAGCGGGACATCATCAAGATCATCCTCGATCACACCCATGCCCGTCCCGCAACCAAGACTGACCTTACCGTTCGATCGGCGGAAGATTGGCTCCGCGACATCGGGGAGCAACTCGGCAGCGAATGAGCAATACCAGCCCGGAGGCGGTTAGGCGCCGCCTCTACGAAGACTTCCCCGCATATGCGAAGGTGGCTCTCAAGATCCGATCTAAAGGCGGCGACATCGTCCCCCTCGTGCTTAATGAGGCACAGCAGCGACTGAACGCGATCGTCGAAGCGCAGCTTGAGTCAGATGGCAAGATCCGCGTCATCGTGCTCAAGGCTCGACAGCAGGGCCTCAGCACGGTGATCGGCGCCCGTATGTATTGGCGAGTCTCCCAGAATCCTGCCCAGAAGGCCCTCGTCGTCACCCACCATGCAGAGTCCACCAAGGCTCTGTTCGATCTCACGAAGCGGTATCACGACAACGTGCCTCCGCCGCTAAAACCCTCTACCAAATATGCCTCCCGCCGCGAGCTGAAGTTCGACAAGCTCGACAGTGGGTATGCCGTAGCTACCGCAGGCGGCGAAGGCGTGGCGCGAGGTGAGACGATCACCGTCGCGCATCTTTCCGAGCTGGCTTGACTTTCTAGGTCAGTAAAAACCGCGTGAATTGCTGGGAACCCCTAACGTAAAGTCGAGGGCAATCAGCAGCCAAGGTTATCTCTGCGAATTGCGAGAGATTTCAAGGTTCAGAGACTATCCCTTCGGGGAGTAGGGCCAAAGCTGGCCCGAAGCGCGTGGCAGCTCCTTTAGAGCTGAAGATATAGTCCGCTCCTGTACGAGAGTACAGGCTGATTTGTTGTGCTTGCCTCACCGCTTGAGGCACATTGAACCACCAGTACGTTTACGACTCCCTAGTAGCAAAAGCAAAAGAGCGAGATTGGATTTCGGGCAGGAACCGCTTGGGAACCATCGCTCCGCCATGTTACGTGGAGGCCCACCATATTATCCCGAAGTCCCACGGAGGACCCGACCATCCAAGCAATCTTGTGGTATTGTCGGCTCGGGAACACTTCGTAGCCCATAGGCTACTCTACAAAATCCACAGAACGAAAGCAATGGCCGCCGCTCTTGCTGCGCTCTCGTTCTGTAAGGATCGTCGAAACCTAACATCACGCCAGTTTGCCATCCTACGAGAGGCAGGATCTGCGGCCAAATCAGGCCCCATGACCTCAGAGCAACTGGCACGGCACCACGAGATCCATCTCGGACGCAAGCGTTCGCTGGAAACCAGAAAGCGCATCGCCGAAAAGGCGAAGGGGCGTAAGTCCCATAACAAAGGCGTTCCCACTCCTGAGCACATTCGTGCGAAGATGCGGAAGCCAAAGCAACTCAAATATGCGACGTGTACCAATTGCGGCTATGTCGGGACGACTTCCGTGATCACACGCCACCACAAACACCAACTGTAACCACTAACCCACTGCAAGCACAGCAAGCGGGGTGGCATTAGCGACGCCACCCGAACACAAAGGTTCTGGCCGAAGACATCGGCAAAAGAAAATCTCAACGGGATCTTGCAGGCGGTCCCGAACACTCCGGGCTCCGCCGTCTTCGTCGAGAGCACGGCCAACGGTGTCTCGGGAGAGTTCTATAATCTCTGGCAAGGCGCCGTGAGAGGAGAGAATGGCTTCATCCCGATCTTCATCCCGTGGTTCGTCACTGCCGAATACCGCGAGACCGTACCACCTGAGTTCGAGAGAACCCCCGTCGAGGAGGAACTTGTCGAGAAGTACGGCCTCGACGATGAGCAACTCATGTTCCGGCGCCGCAAGGTTGCACAGAACGGGGTTGAACTATGGCAGCAAGAGTATCCGTCGAATGCTGATGAAGCCTTCCTTACCACAGGTAGGCCCGTCTTCGACACCAACAAGCTGGCCGAGCGTATCCGCACAGCTCCCGAGCCAATCGGGCGCATGGGTCTCATCGGCAATGAGTTCACGGATGATCCTCGCGGCGAGCTTCTAGTCTACCGCGCTCACGATCCTTCGGAGACATATTACATTGGGGCCGATGTTGCGATGGGAGTACGCGGAGGCGACTACTCGGTCGCCCAGGTACTTGATAGCCACAAGAGACAGGTAGCTGTCTGGAGGGGGCATATCAACCCAGACTATTTCGCAACCACTCTGCATCGCCTTGGTCTCTACTACAACATAGCGAAGATTGCTGTCGAGAGCAACAACCACGGCATCTTGACCTGTACGAGGCTCGGCAAGGATCTCGCTTACCCCGCGTTCTACACGGAGACTGTAGTAGACAAGCTGGAGGACCGCGAGACAATCAACCTAGGCTTCCGCACGACCGTGAAGACCAAGCCGCTTATTATCGACGAACTCCGGGCCGTAATGCGGGACGAGGAGATCGAGGTCTACGACAAGACCACTCTACGAGAACTCCAGACGTTTATCGTAACCGATACAGGAACCATGGAAGCCGAAGAGGGGCTCTATGACGATACGGTTATGAGTTTGGCAATCTGTAACCACATCCACGAGGGCCGCTTCGAAGCGGTAGTAAGTTCTGACGAATACTACGTTACCCCAATTTAAGCTCAAACAGGGGGATACCAATGCAGACGGGCTCCGGTTTTGGGGCAAGGACAAGACCATGCGCCACGGGGAACGGTGGGTCGACGAAGAAGCCTTCCATCTAGCAAAGACTAACAACAGCTACCAGAACGCAAGATTTAGAGCAAAGTCTGCTGGGGTTCCCTTCGAACTGACCCTTGAGTACGTCCGCGAGATCTTCCCGAAGGACGGGAAATGCCCCGTGTTTGGTATCCCCATGGTGTGGGGTGACAATAGCGGCCGCCAAAGCTGCCCGTCGCTAGACAGGGTAGATCCGACCAAAGGCTACACTCCCGGCAACGTGTGCTTCATCAGCCAGGGTGCCAATAGGCTCAAGAACAATGCAACCCTTGAGGAGATGGAGAGCATCGTGGCCTACATGAAATATCATGCCGCGAAGACTACGGCGCATTAGGACTACCTCCGATATAATGGCACGCAAAAAGAAGCCACTCAACGACTCTGAAATCATCTCCCTCGTTCAGGACTCGATCCAAGCCGGCGTAAAGTTCACGGACTCCAAACTCGCTGCCGAACGACGTAAGGTCACCGACTACTACAACGGCAAGCTCCCGAAGCCAATCCACGGTGGCAATTCGTCCTACGTCTCGACAGACGTTTTCGACGCCGTAGAGTCGACCAAAGCCACACTCCTCGAAGCCTTCAGTGTCGGCGCCGACATCATCCAGTTCTCCCCCAAAGGAGCGGAAGATGAGCGAGAGGCCACCATCGCCACGGCATACACCAAGCACGTCGTCTTCGAGCAGAACCCAGGAACCGACATCATGGGTTCCGTCATCCACGACGGTCTCACATGCCGTCTGGGTGTCGTGAAGGTCTACTGGGACCATCAGACCGAGGATGTCGAGGAAACCTTCGAAGCTGATACCGAGGATGCACTGGTCGGCCTCCCGGACGATGCTGAGCTTAGGACCCTGGACGTATCTGACGACGGCACGGTCTCAGGAACCATCGGCCATGAGGTCGATCGCTCCCAGGTTCGCATTGAGGTCCTCCCGCCAGAGGAGTTCATCGTCAACCCCAGCATCAAGGCGCTGGACGGCACGACCCCGATCACCCATCGTACCGAGAAGTCCAAGACCGAGCTTCTGAACGAAGGCTATCCCAAGGCCCTGGTCGAGAAGATATGTACGTCCGACACTACGCTTGAGTTCGACCAGGAGCGCATCGCCCGCTTTGATCCTGTGGGCGCTGACAGCTTCGGTAGCCACGGGGATCGACAGGAAGCCACCAAGCCTTTCGTCATCTACGAGACCTACGCAACGCTCGACATCGAGCAGACCGGGCACGCTCGCTTCTGGCGCATCGTCCACTGTGGCGAAGTGATCCTTGAGAAGGAACGGGTGGATCGTCATCCCTTCCTGACCTATGCTCCTCTGCCGGTTCCTCACAGCCTCTACGGTGGGAACTTCGCTGCCAGGGTCATCCCGATCCAGAACGCCAAGACCGTCCTGACGCGATCGATCCTGGACCATGCGGTCATCACGAACAATCCTCGCTACGGGGTGGTCCGTGGGTCCCTTACGAACCCCAGGGAGCTGATCGACAATCGCATCGGTGGCCTGGTCAACGTGACCCGCTCCGACGGTATCTTCCCGCTTCCTCAGTACCCGCTGAACCCGCACGTCTTCCAGACCATCGCGATGCTGGATGAGGACAAGGAGGACACCACAGGCACCTCTCGCCTGAGCCAGGGCCTGAACAAGGATGCCATCTCCTCGCAGAACAGTCAGGGGATGGTCGAGCAGCTCATCGGCGCCTCAATGCAGCGCCAGAAGACTGCTGCCCGAGCCTTCGCCACCCAGTTCCTCAAGCCCCTGTTCCTCGAAGTCTACCGCCTCGTGGTGGAGAACGAGAAGCAGGAGAGGATCGTCGCCATCGCCGGCGATTGGGTCCCTGTGAACCCGCAGGACTGGGCGCGGCAGAGAGATGTCACGGTCGAGCTTCGGCTGGGCTATGGCGAGAAGGACAAGATGGCCGAGGAGTACCTTACCCTTGGTCAGATCCTCGACTCCGACGAGTCCATCAAGCCGATGTATGGCCCTGAGGAACGCTATAACCTTTACAAGAAGGTCATGGAGGTCAAGGGACACAAGAACGTCCAGGAGTTCCTAAAGCGCCCAGACCAAGTGCAACCTCCGCAGCCCGATCCCATGATGGCTGCCGAGCTTCAACTGAAGCAACAGGAACTTGCGCTCAACGATCGCAAGCAGACTCTGGCCGAGCAGAAGTTCATGGCCGAGTTCAACCTTGAGCAAATGAAGGCCGACTTCGACAAGAGGTTCGCTGCCATGGAATACGCTCTCAAGGTCCAGGAAGAGCATCGCAAGGAAGCCGAGACGGCCAACAAGATCGAGGTCGCCAATGCCGAGATCGAGCTTGCCGAGAAGGAACTGGAGAAGGCTCCAGAAGAGAACAGCAAGGCCACGGCGATCATCTCGCCCAACGGCTAAAGGAACAAATGGACCTAACCGACAAGGAACAGGCCATCGTGCGGGGAGGGATAGCTGCGGCTGCCCTCCTCGATAGCGACGCCTTTGTCAGCACTATCAAAGGTCTCGCAAGCGAACTCTTTGCTCGCTTCGTCGAGACGGCCCCCACAGCCCCTGAGGCGCGTGAGGCAATCTACAACCAATACCAAGGTCTCATGGCCATCGAACATGCTCTGCGCGGCTCTGTCCAAGCTATGGAAGAGATCCAGCGCAAGCTCGACGCCCCTGAAGAGACTACGGACGAACTACCCTACTAGGTGACAAATACCATGGCGACTACCCCTATGGGCGTCGATACTACTGAAGGCGGCTTTGAGTCCACGGACGATGCTGCCGATGCAATCCTCAATCGTTGGATGGACGCTGGTCAGCTATCCAAAGGCGGTGCAGAGGGAACTTCCGACAGCGAAGAGGAGGACGATGAGACCAAGTCCTCGGCTGATCAGGAAGATGAAGACAACGAAAGCGACGATGGGGCCTCCGACGATGACGAGGGCACTCAGGACGACGATACCGACCAGTCGGAAGCTAATGATACCGGCGACGATGAAGACGAGGGCAAGGGCTCGAAGGAAGCATCCGACGACGCCGTAGTCAAAATCTCCGTTGATGGTGAAGAGCGGACTGTATCGGTCAAAGACCTGAAGCGGCTCTACGGCCAGGAAGCAAGCCTCACCCGCAAGTCTCAGGAAGTCGCGAAGACCCGCAAGGCCATCGAAGCCGAAGGTCAACGCTACACCACCGCTATGAACTCGCTGATCGCCAAGGCCGAGGAACGCTTCAAGCCCTACGCCGACATCGATTGGCTGGTCATCCAGAGCCGACTTGAGCCGCATGAGTTCGCCGTGCTCCGAGAGGACGCACGAGCCGCAGCCCAGGACCTCCAGTTCCTTCGTAACGAAGTGGACTCGACGCTCTCCGCCACCCAGAAGGAGCGAGAGGCCGAGTACCTCAAGTCAGCGAAGGAATGCGTCGAGGAGCTTGAGCGGGACATCCCGAACTGGAGCCGCAAGGTCTATGACGACCTCCGCTCCTATGCCGTCTCGCAGGGGATGGACGAAGGCGATGTCAACCAGATCGTCTCTGCTCCGGCTCTGAAGCTCCTCCACAAGGCCATGCAGTACGATGCGGCCCAGAGGTCGCTCAAGACCAAGAAGAAGGCAACGGCTCCCACGCGTGTCCTCAAGTCCAAGCCCCAGGCATCACAAGTCCTAGGGAAACCTTCGACCGACGGGGCACTGAAGCGCCTCAAGTCGACAGGTTCGGCTGAGGATGCTGCGGCGCTGTTCCTTGAGCGGTGGTCAGCCAAGCGCGACGACTAAACCCCACCACAACACCCTCTTTCAAAGAATACACTAAGACCTACTTATGGCTCAGTACACCACCTACGATACCGTCGGCATCAAGGAAGATGTCTCGGATGTGATCTCGAACATCGCGCCGACGAAGACCCCGTTCCAGACCATGATCGGTTCGGACAAGACCAAGAACCGCCTCTTTCAGTAAACATAACTGCTGCTTCCGGAGGGAACTCCGGTCGAACACGTCTCTAATTCGGTGAAACACTTCAGGACCTAGAGTCGCCTGAAGTCAATACCGAGCTAAGCCCCGCAAGGGGAAAGTGTAACGACTAGACCTACGGGTCGTAGCTGCAAGTGCAGCGAAATGGGACGACGCCAGAACGGCGTAAGATATAGTCTGAACTCATGGGTGACCATGAGCAGTTGAGCACTCACAATTTATGGTTGTTACCCGCGCCGAAGCGAAGGCTGCGGGTCTCTCTCACTATTTCACAGGCAGGCCGTGTAAGAACGGCCATGTAGATCGTCGGGCAGTGTCCGATGGTTCCTGTGCCTCCTGCAAAAGCATGTATCATCGGTCCTATCGGGCCAATGATCCTGAACGCTTCCGCTCTCGTAATCGAGACTGGATGGCTTCCTGGAGGAAGGGCATGACCCGAGAAGAGACCCAAGACTTCAACCGCCGTCACTACCGCAAGTATGCGGGTAGTTACAAGCAGCGATCTCGGATACGGCTTGAGACTATCAAAGTCGCAAAGCCTGCGTGGGTCAATGAAGATGAACTGAAGCAAATCTATAAAGATGTCCCTGATGGATATCACGTAGATCACATCATCCCGCTCAAAGGCATAACGCCAGAGGGTTGGGAAGTTAGTGGGCTTCACGTTCCTTGGAACCTCCAGTATCTCTCGGCCAGAGAGAACCTGGTGAAGGGCAACCGAGTGCAACGGCACGACCTTAACGAAGTCGTGTGAACATTATGGGCTCGAAGACTCTCTCCGCGCAGTCCAGTCCAACGCCAAGGTCGAAGGCTTCACTGCCGCCGATGCCACCCTCACTCCTCCGACCATGCGCAGCAACTACACGCAGATCATGGAGAAGACCATCAAGGTCTCGGCAACCGAGGATGCCGTCGACCAGTATGGCCGCGCCAAGGAGACTGCCTACCAGCTCGCCAAGGCTGGTGAGGAGCTGAAGCGTGACGTAGAGTACGCGATGGTCGGCCTCACCCAGGCAGCCACTGCGGGCGACTCCTCGTCCACCCCTCGCCTCTTCGCATCTGCCGCGTCGCAGGTCACCAACGCGACCAACCGCTACTATACGGGCGCCTCGACCCCGATCGGCGGCACCACGGGTACTGCTGGCGCCCTCACGGAGACTGCGGTCCTCGCTACCGGCCAGGCGTGCTACAACCTCGGCGCTGACCCCTCGGTCCTCATGATCAAGCCTGCGGACGCCCAGATCGTCGCTGGCTTCACGGGCGCCTCGGGCCGCAGCCGTGTGTTCAACGATGGCTCCAAGACCGTGACTAATGCGGTGAACCTCTACGTCTCGCCTTACGGTGAGTACAAGGTGGTCCTCAACCGCTTCCAGAACACGGCCCATGCGTGGCTCCTCGATCCGAGCATGTGGCAGAAGGTCACCCTCCGCCCCTGGACCCGTGAGCAGCTTGCGAAGACTGGCGACAACGAGATGCACATGATCGTTGGTGAGATCAGCCTGAAACACAAAAACTACGCGGCTGACGGCCTGATCGCCAATCTCACGTAAGTCTCTGGTGGCCCTGCGTTCCTTTCGGAGAGCGTGGGGCCACTCCTGTTCACCAGGATCTCATGGATAACACAAGCGGCATCGTCTTTCACGATGTCAATACGCGGATGCGCCTCGAAGGGGACCGTGCAGTCTTCCAGCGCACCCAGCACATCGATGACGCGCATCTGGCCTTCCTCGCTGCCCACAGGGCCGAAAGCACCAACGCTCCCGCAGGAGACTTCCATCTCGCAGCTTCGATCCCTGTGGTCATCGTCGAGAAGTGGATGGCCGAAGGTTTCAACATCTTCGACAAAGACATCGGTCTCGAAGCGATCATGAAGCGCCTGCGCCAAGAAGACATGGAGCGGCTCATCGCCACCTCGAAGTCTCTCTTCTAGATATACCACAAACACATTAGGAACACATGACCTACGGCGACCTTAAGAGGGACCTGAAGGGCCTCATCAACCGCAAAGACTTCTCTGACGAACAGGCCGGTGGCTACATCAACCGAACGATCGACAGGCTCAATCGTAACCTCCGCCTGTCGTTCATGGAGCGCCTGTCGGTCTACTCGATCGCCGATGAGACTGGAGACATCCTGGTTCCCTCCGACTACCTGGAGATGATCGAGGTCTTCACCGACTCTCAGCCCATCTCCCAGCTTTCTATTGCCCGCTTCCTGACCCTCAGCGATGAACTTGGGGTTCCTGCGGGCTTCATCAAGACTGCTCACCAGATCAGCTTCCGCCCTCGACCTCTTGGGGGCACTACGATCCGAATGCACTACTACGGCGCCGAGCCGCATCTGGTCTCGGATGAAGACGAGAACACCTGGTCCGTTACTGCTCACGACGCCCTGCTCTACGGGGCTGCACAGGACGCTGCCGACTACTTCGAGGACCAACGTGTCGATCGATACAGCGCTCGCTTCGCTGCGGCTGTCGAGGAACTGAAGGTCCAGGGTGATCGAGAGCTGATGATGTCCGCCTCCCGAGTGATGCCCTCGGCCAACCTCGAAGGATAACACATGACCACGACCTCCAGCTTCCATTCGCTGATCGGAGGCACTTCAGGCGGAGGGATCGAAGAGGCCCCGATCACTGGCTTCCTCTACGGACGTAAGGACGGCAACTGGTCCCTCGTCCCTGATCCGGGGATTGCTGATGCCCCTGATGACGGCACGATCTACGCCCGCCAGAATAACGAGTGGGTCGAGGTCCCCGAGGGCACAGGAGGCGGGGGGCCTGTCGTTATCCCTGCGCTGCTCTACGAACGCTCGCTCATCCTCACTATCGTCGAGCCTCCTCTGGAACTGGAGCTACTGTTCAAGGGGAGGTTCACGTCGAACTTCACGCTCCGGGCCAATATGTCCGGGTGCCTGGGGTCCTTCAGTAGTGCTCCGGTCACGCCCATGACCTTCTCAGTCAAGAAGAATGGCACCGAGGTAGGCACGATCCTAGTCCCCATCTCTGGGTCGTTCACCTTCGCTACCACGGGAGGGGCGGCAGTAACCTTCGTCAAGAATGTTGACGAGATGACGATCTGGGCTCCGGGTACGGCAGACTCCTCCATCAACAGCCTGAGCTTCACGATCCTCGGAGACATCAGTTAATGGCTGATGCTTTCGACCTTAACTTCACCAACTACTCCGCAGGCACCCTCCTATCCGCCATCGCCCCGGAGATGACCTTCCCGAACGGAGGGGCCTCGGAGTTCAAGATTACTTCGGACGGCGCTGCTCTCGATATGAGGAGCTTAGCTGGAGGGTCAGTCCGTCCGCTGGCCTGCGTCAACCTTGGGTCCCCCATTCGCTACGGGAGCGCGATGGTCTCTAATGGTGCTGGCGTCATGTTGATCGGTGCCAGTCCTTCCACCTTCTTGGTCATCACTAAATCCGACGCTCGCCTCGATGTAACCGGCCTGCTTAACGGTTCTGACGATCTTCCAGCCGGTAACACATGGAAGAGGTTTTCTAACCAGCTTAGTGTTGACCCCGTTCTCGATGCCGACTTCATCGAGTGGTTTATCGACGATGATGGCTTCCTCGTCCTCTACAGAAACAACAAGCGTGCTTCGTGGCTGGCAGGGGATAACAAGACAAACACATGGCAACTGCCGCCTGAAGTTCGCAATGGCACCTATGCGGGCTTCTATCGAGCATCGTCGTCCTCGTCGCTCAGCAACAGGTGCTTCAGAGCTAGAGCTGGAGATGGAGTCAACCGTGTAGTCTTTCAGAAGACCTACACGAAGCGCATCGGCACTACCGACACCTCAGCGATGTACGTCAAGGCAACGCACAATGTCGCAGGGGCAACGAGTGCCACCCTGCACGTTGAAGACATCCATGGCAACCATGTAACCGAGCCCGTGGAGATCGCAAGGTCTGGGGATACCGTCGAGGGAACCAGCTCCGTCATCCCGTCAGCCTCTGAGAACTCCTACCTCTTTGCGGTCGTCACGATCACAGGAGTTAGCGGTGTGGGGGTGGGCCGTAACTACGCGCTCGTTCCTCCTACCCTGCCCTACCAGCCTTCGAAGCTATATCAGAATTATCACGATCATGATTACTTCACCAGGTTCGGACCAGACCGCGACCTAAGTAAGGTTATGCACTGGAGAACTAACAGTCTGGCGAACGTGCTGAGACCTTGGATGGAGGCTTACCCGCAGTCTCTTTCAGGCGTCTCATCGTCCTACTGTGACCTGGACAACGAAGGACACCCGCATAAGCAGCCCGCAGGCACAGGGCAGCTTTATGCCTCCACCCCCTACTGGATAGCCCCCAGCTTCCTAGGGGACACCATGGTCCGCTTTTACAACAAGGTAACAGGGGACACCATTACGGACTCTGCGTTCACTCTGGTCTTCCCCAATAACGCTGCGGCCACGGCAGGAACTACCGTCACTCTTAACTTTTATGGTAAGCGTCCGGTCTTCCCCGCCTTGCGGGTGAGGTGA